TCGCGCCTTGAACGGCCTGACCCCGCTCGCGTACCTTCAAAACGCTCTCAAGGAGCCTTCTCCAGAGTCTCAGGCAGCCTGAACCCATACACGGCGTGACAGAACGCTTGTCAAGCAGGGCGGCGGCGCTTATGGTGCGCCGCCTAGGTCGGGCGCGGCGCCCGCCGCCGTACCGCTCATGCCGCAGTAGCTCAGCTGGTAGAGCAACGCATTCGTAATGCGTGGGTCGGGGGTTCAAGTCCCTCCTGCGGCACCACTTTCGGAAGCCTGCTAGCACGTCGCTCAAACGTGTGGATGTTGTCACCCGAGTTCGGAGAGGCAGCCGCCAAGCAATCCGCTCCGATCTCGCTCAAGTAGGTTTCCAAAGCCCGGGCCGCTTCTGACAGGTGGTCCGGGCTCATTTTCGTGTACCGCTCGGTCGTGCGGTATCCGGTGCTATGCCCCAGCCATGCGGCCGTGTCTTCGATGGACACCCCGCGCGCCCGAAGCTCGGTCGCCACCGTATGGCGGATCACATAGGGCGACACATCACCCGACAGCCCAGCGCGCTCGCGCACGACGCGGAACGTCTTACGCACGCTGGCCACCGGCTTGTCGTGCCAGGAGACCACCGGCCCGGCCGGCAGCCCGGCCAGGACCGGAACCAACTGCGACACCATGGGGATGGTCGGGCGCCGTTTCTTGTTTTGCGGGCGGCCCGGCGGATTGAGCCGGATCACGCGCCGCTCGATATCGCACTGGAACGTCGTCAGGTCGGTGATCGCCTCCGGCCGGGCGCCGGTTCCGAAGGCCAGTAGCAGGTACACCCGCATGTGGTCGGGCATGTCCACCGACAGGAGGGCGCGAGCCTCGGCCACGGTCAAGACCCGTTCGCGCGGCTCCGCCTCCGGCGCAAGGGAGAGGTCTATGTGCGGAACGGCCGTCACCTCCCCCAGCCGGGCCGCGCGGTTCAACGCGGCGGCGCCAACGGCCAGGACGCGCCGGATGTAGCCATTGGACAGTCCCTCGGCCTGCATCCGGCCCACCCATGCCCGTTGCCGCTCGTGCGTCACCTCAGCCACCAGCGCGCCCGGAAACGCCTCAGACCAGCGCCGCAGCGCGGTCTTGGCGTCCCTCCCCGTCCTCTGTTTTTCGGCGTGCTGCTTGTAGTAGCGCACAAGAATGGTCTCCAAGGGGGTGTCGGTCGGTCTGGCGTCCTTCATCCGACCGCGCTCGATCACGAATGCGGCCAGCTTCAGTTCCGCGTCCCGAAGGTCGCTTGTGCCAAGCGATTCGCGCTTTGTCTGTCCAGAGGAAGCGTCGAACCATGTGGCGCACCAACGGTCTGAGTTTGGCCGTTTCGTGAGATAGTATTCGCCGATTTGACAGACGCGCTCGCGCTTTCGCATATGTTGTCCGCCTCATCTAAATATTCTTTAATCCAATCCAAGCGGTATTTCCAGCGACCACCGATGAGCTTGGCCTTTATCTTGCCGGCCTTGCGCATCCTCTGGATGGTGGACAAGCTCACGTCCAGTATACTGGCAGCCCGTTTCTCGGACATCAATTCGGGAAGACGGGCCACCTCAGTCATGCGCAAAGACCTCAAAGATGCAATCGCCGGCCGCGCGGGCTGGAGTCCTACCCCCGCCGCCGGCTGTCGGTGTTGTTGCGGTCACCGCCGACTGGACCGGGCGCCGGGTCCGATTGGCCGGCGCCAAAGCCATTGGGCAAGCGCCATCACGCGGCGGCGGCGGTCGCCACGCCGTCCAGGCGCACCGCGACGGTGGCCGCGCCGTTGCCGGCGGCCTGAACCGCCGTGCCGATGGGGTAGTGGCCGGAGTCCGGCAACACCACCTGCCCCGGGTCGATATCCCACGACACGGCGGCACCTTGCCCGATGACGGCCGTGGACAGCTTCGGCAGGGTCCAGACACCCGTCGTCTGAAGCACTACGTCGGCCGTGGCCTTGGCATCGGTCAGGGCCACGCCCGCCATGGCACCGACAATGACCAGATCACCGGAGGACACACCCCCGGCCGGCGCCGCGACGGTGACCCGGTCACCATCCTGCAGGAAGGTCTTCGCCATGATCAGAGTCCTTTCGTGGTCGAAATGCGCACGGTGTGAACACGGGCCGTCCCCGAAGCCGACGCGATGGCCCGGTTGAGACGGGAGAGCGCGGCCTCCATTTCGGTCATGTTGCGATAGGTGACCCGCTTCCCATCGTGCTCGACGCTTAACGCGCCCGCCGCCATCTGCCCTTCGAGGGCATCACGGCGGGCGATCAGGGTGGCCAGGTCCGCCATGATCAGGCGGACCCTTCGTTCAGGTACAGGCCCCGGTAATCGATGGCCCCGCACCCGAAATCGAGGCCCGCGCGCACGCGCACGCCGCGCGTGTCGAAGTCGATTTCGGTGTGAATCTGGGGGCCTTCGGCGCCCTGGACATAGCCGTACACGAGGGAAGGCACCTGCATCGGATCGGCCACCACATGCCACCGATTACCGGTGATGTTGGCGTCAACCACCAACTCCAGCTGCCCGGCCCACGGGTTCACGTCCCCGGACTTGGTCGGGGTGATCGCGGCCAGGACCTGACGCGCGGTCAATTCAGTGTCCGGACCGCACACCAGGAACTTCGGCTGGACGTTCAGCTTCATCCCGTCCAGGCCGGTCATCTTGCGCAGCGCCGCGACGGCCGCGCCAACGGTGGTCACGCTGATCGCCGCGCCCGTACCAGCCTTGTTGCTGTGTGTGACATGGAACAGCGTCACGCCATCGCTCATGTTCGGGCCATCCGACGCCAGCAGGTCATACACCAGCCCGTTTTCGAACGCGGCGGCGCGGACGGCGATCAGGGCGGAGAAGTCCGCGAGAGCGCCCAGGTCATCGTTGATCAGCGCCCGCCGGCCAATGGTGATCCCGGTTGCGAATTCCTTGGGCGTCACCGTCTCGCGGTTCTCGCTGATCGTGCCGCGCTCATGCGGCGCGCCCTCCGCCACTTCCACGAAGTCCGGGAAGTCTCCGACGCGAAGGAACTTGTGGGCCTTGAAGTCGTTCATCGGCTTCTTCGCCGCAAGCTTCCGGTAGGTCGGTTCAGCCGCCTGATACTGCGCCAGCAACGCCTTGTTCGCCCCATCCGCCAGCAGCAGCGGGAAGTCCGACGTGGAATGGGCACGGGTGAAGATGGTGTTGAACACCGCGTCCCGGTCGAAGGCGTTCACGCGCTCGCCTCGTGCCGCCTCCAGTTCGGCCACCATGTCCAAGGCACGATGCCGCATGAACTGCGCCGCCATGCCCTCCGGCTTCACCAGCGGCGAGAACTGCGCCGCCAACGCGCCCGCCATGGCCCGGCGGATCACCGCCGGGTCGGTGTAATCGGCGCCGCCGGAGACGGTGGTGGGCCGGTTGTTGATGACGGGTGCCGCCCGGGTATGCATGGTACCGGGCCCGGCGGCGCGCGCCTGCCCGCCGTCCTGTCCGTCCTTGCCGGCGGGCGCGTTGTCGTTCGTACCCTTGGTCACGGCCGCCTTGATCTCGTCGAGCGTGGCGGCCATGCCGTCCACCTTGCTTTCGAGGGCGCCCACACGGCCCTCGATGTCCTTGCCGGACTCGGCCTCTGGCGCCTTGGCCGGGGCCGTCTTCGTCTCGGGGTCCATCGTGATGTGCTCCTTTCGCACGGTGGCGCCGGGGTCGCTCCCCAGCGGGGTGAAAGACAGTTCCCGGGGCGTCCACTTGGTGGCGCGGAACACCGGCAGGCCGTCGCGGGCGCCCGCGCGCGTCCATGCCTGAACGCTGTAGCCCAGCGACACGCCGCGCACCGATCCGGCCTGGATCTTGTCCATCAGGCGGTCCGCTTCCGCGGAGCCGTCGAACCGCACGCTGGCGATGATCCGCGCCCCTTCGACGCGGACGAGCGCGACCGCGCCGACCACGGCGTCCACGGCGTTGCGGTGATCCATGAGAACGGGGGCTCCGCCGAAGCCGGTCAGGTCCGCACTGGCCGCGTCCAGTTCCTCGATCCACGCCCCGCGCACCTCGGGCGCGGGCGCCGGCGCCGGGCGCGGCACGGGCGCCGGGCCGGACAGGGCCACCACGTCCACGGTGCGGGCCTCCCGGTTCAGGGTGGCGGCCCCGCCGGCGGCGCGGGTGCGCAGCGCAGGGGCATCAAGCGGCATCGTCGGGGGCCTCCGGCGCCGGGGTGGTGGTGGCGGTGCTGGTGTCCAGGGTCAGGCCCAGCCGGGCGGCGCGTGCCTGTTCGGCCGCAATCTCGGCATCGATCTTTTCGGCGTCGTACCCGCGTTCGGCGATGGACTGTGTCCGGGACTTCAGGCCCGCCCGGATGGCGATGATTTCCGCCTCGGCGTCCTTCTTGGGATCGACCCATTCCTGACGCGGGGGCAGCCACTCGACGCGATGGAACGCGGCGGGATCGTCGGCATAGCCCGGCAACAAACCAACTCCGCCGGCCGTCGAGACAACCCGGTCCCACACCGGTTGGCAGAACCGGGGCACCATGACGTTGTGTTGCCAGTGCTCCAGCCGCTTGCGGAACTCGACCAGACCCGCGCGGATGGACGAATAGTTGACGCCCGCCAGGTCCCCGGTCAGGACCTCGTAAGGGATGCCCAGCCCGGCCGCGACCGCGCGCAGGTGCGCCTTGGTGAAGGCGTCGTAATCTTCGAACGCCTTGGGGTCGAACCAGTCCACACCCGTGCCCGGGGGCAGGTTCAGCAGGCTCCCCGGCTCCATGCCGGCGGTCAGAACACCACCGTCCTGGGTTCCATCCATGCCGCCCGCGTTGCCCTCGGGGTCGGTGATCGCGCCCATGATCATGGCGCGGGCCTTGGCACTCACCAGGGTGGCGTCGTCCAACTGGTCCAACTCGTGCAACTTATGCAGCACGGGCGCGAGCCACGACAGCCCGCGCAACTGTCCGGGCTCATGCGCCTGGAACAGATGGACCATGTCCCGCGCGTCGATCCGCACAGGGGTGAAGGCATTCACGAACGGCGCGGTCGGATCGTCCGGACGGCGGGGAAGAACGTGGTACGCCTGCACCCGGCCCATGTCGTCCAGCTCCACGCCCGCGCGCACGCGGGACGTGGGGCCGACCATGGGGAATTCATAGGGCACCTGGTCCGCGTGGATCAGGCGAAGGCGCGTCAGTCCCGGTTCGTCGGGGTCTTCGAACAACTGCCCGAAGCACTCCCCGACCTCGATCATCTGTCGGCACCCCATGGCCTCGCACCCGTAGAGACCCCCGGCACTGTCATAGTCCAGCCGGTCCAACAGGCGCCCGGTGACCTCGTGGATCCGCTCCCGGGTGGCCGGGTCGGGATGCTGCGAGGACGGCTTGATGCCCGGCCCGACGATGTTGGATACGAGGGCCTGGACGGCGGCGCCGGCGTGGGCGTTGTTGCGCACGACGTGCGTGGCCCGCGCCTGGATCGTCCGGCCGGCGCCGATCACCTCGTTGGTCAGGGACCGACCCGACACCGGAGCCCCGGACCAGCGCCGCCCCAACCCGCCGGCATCCAGCGAGCGGCGGAACAGCCGCCGGACCATGCGGGAGAACGACGCGGCCATCGTCAGGCGCCCCGAAGCTTCTCGGCCGTTTCGCGACGGATCGCGGAAACATCCAGGATCACCGCCAAGCGTCGGACCGCGACCTCCGCCTGAAGTTCGGCCGTATCGTACATAAGGGCGAAGTCAACGTAGTCCCGCCCTTCCGTGTCCCGCGCCTTGATGATGGACACGTAAAGCGGTTCTTCAGGAACGCCCGCTTCTTCGTACTCCTGGTGAACGTCGATCCAGGACCGCAGGTCCTGGCGACTGAAGACTTCGGCCGCAACCCGGATCGGGACATCATGATTGACCAGCTCGGCAATACAGGCGAGCGAGACGATATCGGCGAAGCTGAACGTCCGGGCGCGGCCTGCCACCGTTTCCGAAGCACCGGGAATGTACCCACGGTGAATCCAGGAATTCAGGGTGTTGCGGGGAATGCCCGTAACGGCGGAAACCACGATGGCGGAGTACGAGAGGTTTGCGGTCATTGGCCTGCCTCACCTGTTGCGCTTGCACCAGCCTAAGGGCAAAGCTAGTGCATATGCAATAGGTTTTTTCGTTGGTAGGGAGAACGTTTTCAGAACCCAGCCGCCACGGCCCCCATCACGGCGCCCGACAGCACCGCCAACGCGTACCGTGCCACCCGCTTCGCCCGCGCCCGGCGCCGATAGGGTCGGGTCAGGTCCTCTGCTCGGCGCCGCGCGAAGGCGCGAAGGTGGGCCTCTATGCGCGCGCTTTCCCGGGCCAGGGCGGAGGCTGCAAGGTCATGGTTGGGTCTGGTGGCGATGCCCACGGGCGTTCCGTCAGTCATGGTCCGGCCCTTCCTGGATCACGACACCGACCGCGAGGGCGGCTCGAACGGCCCACGCCGCATGGTGTCCGTCCGGTACCGGTATGCGCATCCAGACGGACCGGTCACCATACGGTCGCGGATCGTGCGGTCCCGGGTCGGCGGCTTGGATCAACCCGAAGTGTGGGGTGCGTCCCGAGGCCTCGTTCACGATAGCCACCACCTCGTCACCGGGCTCCGGTGTCCCGTTGAGGTCCACCAGCCGGAGCCGGCCCCCGATCCGCATGAGGGCCAGACCGAACAGGTCGTCCGGCGGCGCATCCGACCACGACGCGGCGTCGAAACGCGCCGGTACGATGGGCGGCGGGTCCGACCGGAACCCGGCAACGGCAGCGATGGGAACGGCGGCGGCGGACGCCGCGAGGGCACCGACCGTCAACACGGCGCGGCGGGTGGTGGTGTTCATAGTGGCCTCCTGAAGCATCGCATGATACGTTCACGATCAGACGATCCCACGGAGATAGCCTGAGTGTCAAGCGATATCCAAACGATCACAGGGGCGCAGTTGCGGGCGGCACGCGCATTGCTGCGGTGGACAGCACAGGACGTTGCGGAAAAGGCGGGGATCGGATTGGCTACCGTTCGCCGCTCGGAAGCTGTGGACGGTGAAGTGCCAATGACCGGAGGCAACCAACGTCTGGTCCGCCAGGCCCTCGAAGCGGCCGGTGTGGAGTTCATTCCCGAGAACGGCGGTGGGCCGGGCGTGCGATTGCGGAAGGGGATCCCGCCGTGAGAAACCGCCCGGCGGGAGCGTGTGGCGCCCGCCGGGGGCGGCGTGGTATGTCTCGAAACAGCCATGCCTCGTGCTCCTACACGGGGTTTCGGTCAGGCCGGCGACGGGAGCTTCCACCTTCCCCGCCGGCCGCTCCGCCCCAAGGTGGACGAAAGTGCTATCCCGTGATAGCTTTCATCTCACTTGTGCCTCTTTTCGCGCCATCACGTCAAGAGGTTTCCACTCATTTGTGAGATGAAAGTGATTACATCCGACCAAATCCGTGCCGGGCGGGCATTGGTAAGGTGGTCCGCCGATGACTTGGCGAAGGCTGCCACCATCGGAGTGTCAACAATCCGCCGGATCGAGAGCGCGGAAGGGGTGCCAAACGCCGCGACGAAGACACTTCTGGCGATCCAACAGGCCCTCGAAGCGGCCGGTGTGCAGTTCATTCCCGAGAACGGCGGTGGGCCGGGCGTGCGATTGCGGAAGGGGACCCGGCCGTGAAAGGCGCGTCCTCGGTCTGAGTCGCGAAGAGGGTTTGTGCTCGCCCGATTTGGCGAGCAAGATTGTTACGCGCGATTGCAGAGGGGAAGGCCATGAACCCGGAGGGAACCGAAGCCCTGCGCCAGGAGTATCTGGCGGACATGGGGGAGGACCTGGACCCCGAGAAGTTCCAGCCCGGAAGCTATGGATGCCACGAAGCCTTGCACATGGCCTCCTTCCTGATGGAGTCGGTGGACGGGAGCGTGTTGGAACACCCCGCGGTCGTCCTGAACCCCGAGTGGTTCGCGCTTGCGGCCCAGGCGCATGATGCCCTGTTCGCGCTGTATCAGGCCATTGGCGCCGCCCATCTTGATGCGCCGGACGTCTCGGACGGGAACCGATCCGGTGCCGGGCTTGCGGAAAGGTAACCCAAAGGGTTATGCTTGATCATGCGAAGTGGCCCGCTGGTGACCATCGTCGAGACGCGCGCCTTCATCTCCCGTGCGGCGGACCTGATGGATGAGGACGACCGCGACGCCTTGAAAACGATGCTGGCGGCAGACCCCGAGTGCGGCGCGGTGATGCGCGGGACCGGCGGGGTTCGCAAGGTACGGGTGGCCCTGCAAGGGCGCGGCAAGAGCGGCGGGGCGCGGGTGGTCTACTATTACCGGAACGAGGCCATGCCGCTGTTCCTGTTGACCGTCTTCGCCAAGACCGAGAAGGACAACCTGTCCCGTGCCGAACGAAACGACTTGGCGGCGCTGGTTCAGGTGCTCGTTGACACGTATGGGAAACGACCATGACCAAGGCTTTCGAGGCGATCCGCGACGGGTTGGAAGACGCCATTGCTTACGGCCAGGGCGACGCAGCCCGCGCACGCGAGACGGTGGTTGAGGCCGAGCGGGCGGACGTGGCCGCGATTCGCGCGCGCCTGGGCATGAGCCAGCCCGCCTTTGCCGGGGCCTTGTCCGTGTCGCTGTCCACGGTTCGCAAGTGGGAACAGGGGCAGCGTGTCCCGAGCGGCGCGGCGCGGGTGCTGTTGCGCGTCATGGAGCGGGAACCGGACGCGGTGCGCCGCGCCCTCCGCCCGGTCACTGCGGAGACCAAGACCATCCCCGGACAATAGGGCGCCTGACCGGGCGTGCGGTTGCGCAAGGGGACCCGGCCGTGAAAGGCGCGTATCCGGCTTGGTTCGCGAGGGGATTTGAGCACCCCCGTTTCGGGGAGCTCAGTTTTTCAACGACTTCCGGCGGGGCGCAGGATGGCCACGGCCAGCAGCCCCCCCACACGTTCGCCAGATTTGGCGAACGTGTTCCGAATCAAGGGCTTCGCTTTCGCCCCATTTGGGCAATTGAACCAGCGGCCGCCGGAGCGACTCGCCAAAACGGGCGAATTGTTATAAATCAAAGACTTAGGTTCTTCCCAGCGTGGGAATACCTCGCTCACCAAATCGGGCGAGCAAGTTTCGATCGCATAGCATGCCGATGCTTTGGGGCGGTAGCATCGCCGGTTCCGATGCTACCGCGCTATGGGAAAGGCGGCAAACCTTGGCCGGCATGTCGCCGCTAACTTCTTGATTTTCGCCATTTCCCCCATTCTGGGGAATTGCTCCAGAGGCCCGGTCACCGCTTCCGCGTCAAGTGGGCCTCGTGCAGTTCCTTCTTGAAGTGGTCGTTGAACGCCTCCTCGACCGTCTTGCGGATGATATCCAGGAAGGCGAAGCGGGGCCGATACTCGACCTTGCGCACGAACACGAGGGCGGGCACGAGTCGGCTCCGTTCGCGCTTCCACACACCCTCCGGCAGGTCCGGCCGGGGACGCCCGACGAAGTAACTATCCGTGTTTCGGGTCCGGGTGCCCTCCTCGGCCCGAAGGCGTTTCAGGATGGTGGTGACGCGCCCGCGCGTGACGTTGCCGTGTTTGTCCAGGGGCACGCCCTTGCCCGGGACGGCCTGGGCCTTGACCCGGACACCGCCGACGGACCGCAGCGCGCGTTCGAACGGCTTGGACTGGCGGTCCCCGCCCGCGATCTGCGCCGCGAGGTACCGTGCCGCCGGCGTCCCCTTCGAACTCGCATCCTTGATCCCGACGGCGGACTGAAGCGACGATTTCGACGCTTTCAGGATGTACAGGCTGTTCAAGGTGAAGGGCTTCGGCCGGTCGAACACCCGCGCCATCTCGGCACGCGCGCGGCTCTTGCCCGCTTCGGCCGTTCGGTTGAGCGCCTGCTTGAGGGCGAACGGGACCTGACGGTCCGAGAAATCCCGGATTTCGCGACGGGCTTCGTCAAGGGTCTCATCAATCGAAAGCTTGATCGGCATGGTGTGCTGTCCTTTCTCCGGCCAACGCGGGTTCGCGCTGGCAAAAACCTGGCGCCGCCTACCCCAACCAGCTGGACCGGATGACCGCCGGCCGGGCCGAAGCGCGAACGGCGTTCGCGGTATCGGTGCCCGTCCGCGTGACGTCGGTTGAGGCAACGCCACCCTCCGCCGCCACGTGCGGCGCCGGCATGGGCGCGGACAGGGGCAAGCCGCCGGCGTTGGCCTGGCGCCGGGCCTCCCATTCCGCCGGCCCCCAGCGGGCCGCCCCCAGCGCCAGCAGCGCCGCCGTGGCGTAGACGCGGCAGTCCAGGGCCTCGTTGCGCGGACGTGTCTTGCGCCACTCCCGGGTTTCGTATCCCTTCCGGTTCGTGCCGGTGACCAGCTCCTCCGCCGTCAGCTGCTTGAAGTATTCGGCCTCGTATCCGTCCGGGAAGTGGCAGTAGCCCGGCGGGAACGCCCCGTCATCGCCGCGCGTCAGGCGAAGGCGCCCGTACAGTTCCCCCTTCAGCAGGTCCACACCGACCGTCCAGACGCGCACGCCGCGCGTGCGTGCCCGCCGGCCGGCGCCGGTCACCTCGGTTCGGGTCGCGGTGCCCAGCGCGGTCAGCATGTTTGACCGGCCCTTGATCGCCATGGCGAGCTTCTGCCCGGTCTTCCCAACCCAGCGGTACACCGCCGGCGTCAGGAAGCCCGAGTCGATGGCGATCCGCTGGATCGTCATGGCATCGCCCCCGCCCTGGCGCCGCCACGTGTGGCGCACGACCTGGTCAAGCGCCTTCCACACCTCGGCCCCCTCCGGTGGCCCGTCCAGCACGTGAGTGCTGATCGACCAGCTTTCGAAGCCCTCGCCCCATCCGACCACCTCGACCTCGATGCGGTCGGGCTGCACGTCGGCGCCGGCCGTCAGCACGGCCACGCCCTCGGGTACCTCGCCGGCCGTGTAGCCACCGCGCCGCTCCCACAGCGGTTCCCAGGCCGGGGCCTCGCCCTGGTCCCGCCAGGTCTCCCCCAGCTTGGTGTTGACGAACACCTGCATCCGCGCGGGCGAGTCCTTCGCCTTCTCGTGGTCGCGCGCCAGGTCCGCCCACGACAGCCAGCCGACAGGCGAATACAGCGACGAAATGTGGAAGCCGGCGGTCTCGCCGTCGCCGTCCGCCTCCGCCCGCCATTCGCCCCGGGGGAGCATGGTCGCCTTGTCCGCGTTGACGATGACGCACCCGTTGTGGGCGCACGCGTAGAACGCCGTCTCCGGCGCCCCTTCGGTCCAGCGCATCTGATCCCAGGTCAGGACCTGGAATTCACCGCAGTGCGGGCAGGGCACCCAGAACCGCCGTTGGTCCGATTCCTGATAGGCCCGCTCGATCCGGCTGTGCCCCTCGATGGTCGGGGTCGAGACCAGGAACACCTTGCGCCGATGCCCGAAGGTCGCGGTGCGCTGCACGGCCAGATCGATCGGATCACCCTCGCCGTCGGCATCGATCGGGTAGGCGTCCACCTCGTCCAGGAACAGGAACCGAACCGGCATGGACCGCAGCCCCACCGCGCTGTTGCCACCGGTGACCACCAGCAGCCCGCCGGGGAACTCCTTCAACAGGGTGGTGTTGCCGCTGTCGCGGCTTCGCGGGTCCCGGACCAGTCCGGCCAGGGGCGGGGCCTCCACCAAGTCGTCCAGGCGTTGGCGCGACCACCGCTTGGCGCCCTCGACGGTCGGTTGCACGGCCATGATCGGACCAGGGTGCCAGTGGATGAGATAGGCCAGGAAGTTGTTGCCGGCCTCGGTCCCGCCCAGCTGGGCGCCCTTCACGAACACCACCCGTTGCCACCGCGCGTGCGGGCTCAGGGCGTCCATGATGGCGCGCAGGTAGGGCGTGCGGTCGGTGCGCCAGGGGCCGGGCTCCGCCGCGCTCTTGCTGGTCAGGCGGCGGTGTGTGTCCGCCCACTCCGAGACGGTCAGCAATGGCGGCGGCGCCGCCTGACGGCGGTAGGCATCCCAGCACCAGGCGGCGGCATCATCCAGCATCGGCGAAGGTCTCCGGCGGGGCCTCGACCATGGCGCACAGTTGGTGGCGCACATGGGTTTCGAGGGCATGAAGCAGGGCCGGTTCGGACACGCCGAATTCAGGTTCATCACGGAATTCCGGGGAAGGCGGCGCGGATCTTGAGAAAGAAGTAGGCGTCATCCCGGAAACCGTAGGCCATCCGCTTGATGACCTTGA